TGTTGCCATAATTTGGCCGGTAGGACTCCCGTTTATTATATGTTTTTCAGGATTTATGAAAGATGGATGGAAGATTACTCCAGGCATATAGTTTTCGAGCCATAACACTTGGATCAGGGGCGCGACATGAAGACCGACAAAACAGAAAAGCCTACACCGGATTCAACCGGGGATTCTTCCGCGTCCCTTGCATCCTGTGGTTATCTACGCCCGGTATCAGCCGTGGCTCCTAAGCCTGGCAAGGGGCGTATACGAAAAGAGGTGTCAACGTCGGTTCGCACAGACACAGGAGCGGCTATTTGTACAACTACCTACGGTCCATATGATGACGCAACAGCAGAAAGGATAGCTAAACGTATAGTTGCTTGCTGGAATAGGTGTCTGCACTTGAGTGATGCTGAACTTAGTGTCAGATAACGCCGGAGCTAACCGGCGAGCTTGCGAGTCCGCGTTGAGCGACTTGTTAGCCCTCGTCGTGGAGGACGCGCAATGAAATACTGGCTTTTGCCTGATACCCACTTTGGACACCACAAGATGCAGGAGTATTGCGGAAGACCCGAAGGTTTTGAAGAGAAGATTTTGAAGAATGTAAGCCAATGGGTGAGTCGTGGGGACGTTCTTATTCACCTTGGAGACTTCTGCATCTACAAGGACGAAGAGTGGCATAAGCGGTTCATGGATGCGTGCGCCGGGAAAAGATGGCTTGTACGTGGTAATCATGACAAGAAAAGCCTTGGGTGGTACTTTGACCACGGGTGGCATTGCGTAGCCGATGAAATAAGGCTGACAGTATTTGGTAAGACTATTGTTTTCTCCCATAAGCCTTTGGCAGAAGGCGATTTTGATTTGAACATCCATGGGCATCAACATAACACCGGACATCATCCGGAGGCCGAAATGGGAACAAAGAACAGGCTTATTTTCATCGAACATAAGTACATGCCCATAAATCTACGCAATGTTGTAGAGGGCTAACGCTTGAAGCTCAGGGGCGCGCACGATGCAACATGACGTGCCGAACACGTAAACTATAGCGAGGAGCGCGTAGCCCCTTTCGTAGACACCGTAGACGGTTGAATCTTCGGAAAAGTTAGACTTCAGCTCGACGGAGAATCTCAGCCTTCTCTTTCTCTTCGGCGGTTGGTTTTGGGATGTCCCTTACGTATTTTGGTCCAACCCCCAGAAGGAACCAGTTTATTGATATGTTAAGTTTTTCAGAAATTTGGATCAGTAAGTCCGGGCGGGGTAGGTTCCCGGTTTTATAGTTGTGAAATGTGATTGGATTTATGCCTATTAACTGCGAGAATTTATTAGCGTTTCCTCCTGTATGCTCATTTATAAGTTCCGCTAAGTTTTCTTTAAAAGTAGTCAGCATGAAAATAATATCGACAATTCTCCAAAATATTGTAGTTTTTGATTGACACCATCCATAACTTTGGATTATTCTACTTTCGTGACCAGCAAACAATCAGATACATTCAATTTAATCCCCCAAAACGAAACCCATAATCGGCAGAGGGCAACCGTAGAGACAGCGATAGCGTCTTATACGGAGGCTGGTCACGCTCCTACGCCCTCTGCCTTTATTCTTAAAGAGAATCACACATAAGGAGGCCGAATGAACCAACGGGTAGTTCTTACATCGAATCGTCCCCTTTTTTTACCCTATAGCTGTAGTCATTTTAACAAGTTTTGTGTAGCGATAGGCCGTGATCAAAAAGATGACATGGTGGCTCCATGAAGATGAAGGGCCTCGTCATCACGGATCATGCCCGGCAGCGGTTCCTGGAGCGTCTACACTGGACAACCCAGAGAGGCGTAGAGAAACCCGACGCGCTTCTGTGGAAGCTCTTGCAAAAGGCTACATCAGAGAAGCGCTACAGCCTGGGGCACCATTTGTACAGACGGAAGAAATACACCGATACAACCGAGTTTTATACAACAGAATGCGGATGGAGATTCGTCGTAGACCATGCCAATGAAAACAGGCCAATCCTGGAAACTGTAGAACGTATCAATAAGGCACAGAATAAACCATACAGGAGGAATCATCATGAATAAGATCGTCGTAACAACCCAAGCTGAGTTTGATGAGTTGCCAGGAAGTTTCAAGGAATACACCAGTATCTATATCGAATCCTCTGCTGACATATGGTTGACGGTCAACAGGCAATTCGAGAATAGCCACGTCGAAGCCAGGGGAAGCAGCCACGTCGTAGCCGGGGGAAACAGCCACGTCGAAGCCAGGGGAAGCAGCCACGTCGTAGCCGGGGGAAACAGCCACGTCGTAGCATGGGGAAGCAGCCACGTCGTAGCCAGGGAAAGCAGCCACGTCGAAGCCTGGGCCAACGTGTCGGTAAAGGTTCATAACAGCGGTGTTGCCCTCGATAAGCTGAAGCAGTTTGCGACGGCCATATGCATTGGCTGCGACATTAAGCCAGTCGAAAAAGACGATACGGCTACCGTGCTCGTTACGCCTCCGGCCACGTACACAAAGGATGTTTTTCTCGAAATGTACCGGGCGAATAAAAACGGCAAAGGCATCTATCTCTACAAGGTTGTGCAGGACGATTACACCGACCACTACACCGGCGAAATCAAATACGAGATTAGCACAACGGTCAAGCCTGACGTATGGGATTCGGATGAAAATAGGCAATGCGGGGACGGCCTGCACCTGTCGCCTACCCCTGATTTAGCACTCACGTATCATACGGGCCGAATCCTAAAGTGCCTTGTCAAGATTGCTGATTTCGTCGTCTATCCTCATGACATAACAAAAGTCAGATGTAGGGAAGTTCTCGTTGTCGAGGAGATTAAAGGGTGAGGCTCCCCATGGCATTTCTCATGACCCTTCTCTTTTTATTCCTCGTCCTCTGTTGCTGGCACTGCGGCAGACGGTATGAGCACGCCGTACTTATAGGCGGGATCAGACAAGCAATATTGGAGGGCCAGCAAAGACCTGGAAGATTTTACAACATACCGCAAATCGGAGCCAGGGTCTATCCCTCAGATTTCGGTTTTATCTCACTCAACCATGAGCAGGAGTAACATGCAATACGATGAGTTTTTGAAATCCAAACGGTCAGTAGTTGAGAACGCGGGCATCGAGGTTGCGCCGTCAGACATCCACCCCGCGCTGTTCCCGTTCGCCAGGGATGTAACTAGGTGGGCGCTCAGGAAGGGCCGGGCGGCAATCTTCCTTGATACCGGGATGCACAAAACCTCGTGCCAGTTGGAGTATGCAAGGCTCATAACGAAGAAGAAGGCTCTTATCGTAGCCCCGCTCTCTGTTGCCAAGCAGACGGTAAGGGAAGCCAGGGATCGATTCGGGATGGTTGTCAAATACTGCCGGTCTCAAGCCGATGCAACCGAGAAAGTCAATATCACGAATTACGAGTTAATACGGCATTTCGACCCTGACGAGACCGATACGATTGTGTGCGACGAAAGCTCCATCCTTGCAGCTTTAGACAGCGCCACAAGGAAAACCCTCACGGAAATGTTCAGGAACACTCCAAACAAACTGTGTTGTACGGCAACCCCGATACCAAACGACGATGCCGAGATAGGGCAGCATTCGGAGTTTCTCGGAATCAAAACCAGGGCCGACATGCTCTCAACCTTCTTTGTCCACGATGAGGATGGGTGGAGATTGAAAGGTCATGCGGGGCCTGATTATTATCGGTGGTTGTCCTCCTGGGGAATCAGCATGACTAAGCCATCCGATTTAGGGTACTCGGATGAGGGATTTATCTTGCCGCCGTTAACGATTACACCCATTTTCCTGAAAACAAATATCTCTGTGCCGGGGAGACTCTTTCCTGATTCCCTAAAAGGCATTCAAGACCGGGCTCGGGTTCGCAAGGCTACAGTCAACGACAAGATGCAGACGGTCGTAGATTTGGTCAATTCCAATGATGAGCAGTGGATTGTATGGACCGGCCTGAACCCCGAAGCGGAGGGGGTACACAAGCTCGTGTCGGACAGCCGTAACATTTACGGTACAATGAACCCGGAAGATAAGGCCCTCGGTCTCGAACAGTTTCAGGAAGGATTATACCGTGTTTTGGTGTCCAAAGTGCGTATATGCGGCTTCGGAATGAACATGCAGAACTGCCACAATGTAATCTTTATGGGACTAAGTGACTCGTGGCAATTCTTCAAGCAGGCCATAGCTCGTTGTTACCGCTTCGGGCAGCAATATCCAGTCAACGTCTATGTGGTTCTAACGGATCTTGAGGAAGCGATTTATCGAAATATTCTTAGAAAGGAGGCCCAGGCAAGCATTATGAGTCAACGATTGATTGAACACGTCAGACAGTACGAACAAGAAGAGCTTCAAGGGATAGGCGCAGGAATGGATTACAACCCGCAAAGGCCCATGGAGATCCCAAGCTGGTTGAGGGCATCCGCATGATGCCGATGGTGATGGAACAAACACTCACTGAGCACTACGCCTCATACAACGGGGATTCTGTAGAGCTACTTCGGGGGATACCGGATAACTCGATTCATCTTACTACCTCGTCTCCCCCTTTCAGCACGTTATACGCATATTCGCCTTCTCCAAGAGACATTGGGAACTGCAAGAGCAACGTCGAGTTTCAAGAACACTTCTTTTTCATCGTACAGGAGCTTTTCAGGATCACGATGCCAGGAAGAATCGCGGCCATTCACATCGCTGATGTGCCGGCCATGCTCGTGAGAGACGGGTGGATTGGCCTTAAGGACGTTTCGGGGGACGTGATAGCCCTGTTCGTTCAAGCGGGGTGGATATTTGATGCGCGGATACCTCTCGATAAGAACCAGCAAGCCGCCAGTATTCGTACCCATTCCAAAGCCCTCACTATGTCCCAGATGCACAAAGACCGATCTTGGCTACGACCCGCTCTGCCTGACTACATCCTGAAGTTTCGAAAGCCAGGGGATAATCCTATTCCTGTTGTGGGCGGCATGACAGGAGATGAATGGATTGACCTTGCTAACCCTACATGGCCCAACGAGTACGATAGAGCTACCGAGTGGGGCGCTTGGTCAACGTGGTACGGCATCCGTGAGAGCGATACCCTCAACACCTACGTCGCCAAGGAAGAACGGGACGAACGCCATATAGCACCCTTGCAGTTAGGCACCATCGAGCGTTGCGTCCGTCTCTGGAGCAATCCCGGCGAGACAATCCTTGACCCATTCTCGGGTATCGCCTCAACGGGTGTCCGCTCAATCGAACTCGGCCGGAAGTACATCGGGTGCGAACTCAAGACAGGGTGGTACTCGGTAGGCGTCAACAACCTCAACACGGCCGTCGAGTCTCTTACCCCGAAGCAGGCGAATATGTTCGGGGGTGAACAATGCTGATCTACGTATGTGGTAAATACACGGCGCCAACCAAGGAACAGGAGTTCCTAAATATAGAGACCCACAACGAATACGCCAAGCAGATCCTTGCGGCCGGCCATGTCCCGGTCTCCCCGGTACGAATCTCGGGCCTCTGGAACTACGACGAGAGATTTAAGGACTGGACCCATAACGATTGGATCGAGAAGTTCTGCTTCCCGTTGCTGGACATCTGCGATGCGATCTTCCTGATACCAGACTGGCAACGCTCCGAGGGGGCAATTATGGAATGGCAACGGGCATACAAACAGAGGCAGAAGATATTCCAGACCATCTCGGGGCTCAAAGCATCAACGACATTTATCAAGAACAGGAAGGAGGTGTAAGGGTGGTAAAAAATTGCGCTGATTGTTTTTGGATGAGGGCGAAGATCCCTGTGGGCTTGAATGGGCGCATCCACTACGAAAAGGCCGTAGCGTCGTGTGCCATTGGAGCGATAACCGCGTGGAATAACGATGACCCAAAGACCTTCAAGGTCGGGCGTTATTTCGAATCAGGAAAGAACATAGCGAAGGGCTACAAGCTTTTTGTTGAAGCTGAGCGCTGTGTTCACTTCGTGGATATGTCAAACAACGCCAATATGGACCTGTTCATGGCTGCATTGGCGAAACTCACAAAAGAAAGGAGGGCAAGAGTTTGAAATTAACGAATGTGGATATCAAAAATTGGATGATTATCGAGGCGGTTGATTTTGTTCCGAGTCGAGGGCTTACCCTCTTTGCCGGAAAGAACGAGCAGGGCAAAACAGCCATACTGAGGGCCATTCAAGCCGTTTTTAATGGTTGCAATGACCCCGATGTGATCCGCTTCGGTGCCGACCGAGCACAGATCATGATCAATCTCGACAACGGCTACAAGATTAAGTGGGCGCTCAACCGCGATGGCAAGCAGACCCGCGACGTATTCCTCAATGAAGATGGCGACAAGAAAGCTAAGCCGGCCGAATATCTCAAGGGAATCCTCGGGAACCACAGCTTTGATCCAATCGGCCTCCTCACCGCGAAGGACCGCTCTAAGTATCTCATGGAAGCATTCCCGGCGCCCAAGGTCACGAAGGAGATGCTACAGAGGGCCGGGGTCGGCGATGATGTCATAAATAAGCTCAATCTTGAGAAAGATGGATTCTCCGTCCTCAAGGAAGCCGAGACAATTCACTATGTCCAGCGAACCGCGATTAACGCGACTAAGACACAGAAGGCGGGCGCCTACAAAGAAGCTCTCTCGAAGCTTCCCGAGAACTATCAACCGGACGATGTTGACCTGAGCATCTGTCTTGGGAACATCGAGGCCCTGGAAAAGAAAAAGACGGAAGCCGAGACCGTCAAGGAACACATCGAGAGAAGCCGGGTACTGGTGGAGGGACTAAAAACAAAGATTGCGGCTGATCAAACATATTTGGCTACATACCCTTCGATAGAAAGAACTGAAGAGGCCATAAGGGGATGGAGAGAAGAAGTATCCGCGCATAAGGCAGAGATTGAGGTATTGGAAGGGCAGATAGCCACCAAGAAAGCCCTGTTGGAAGAGTGCCAGAATGCCATTCAGAACGCCTCAGACACCTTGAAAGATCAAAGCGATATTAGAGAGCGCATCAAAAACAACACCGAGACCCTTCAGACAATCGAGATTACCGAAGTCCCGGATACCGACGCTATCCAGGTGCTCCTTGACGGAGAATACGAAACAAAGAAGATTCTCACGGCCGCAAAAGAGCATTACAGCATATGGCTCAACGCCGGACAGACGATCAAGCCTGAACTTGAGGATGCCGAAGCGAAGGCCCGGACCCTTACCAGCATCATTGACTTTCTGCGAAACGATCTCCCGGCAGAGCTTACAAAGGGCGCCAGGATTCCTATCGAGGGTTTGCGTATCGAGGGAGATAAGGTTTACATCGGGCAGAAGAGTATCGACCTCTTGTCCGGCGAGGAAGGGGTTACGGTTTCCCTCCAGATCCTCCGCGAAACAAACAAAGATGCTCCCCTCAAGCTTTTCTGTGTCGATGGGTGGGAGAAGCTCGATGAGGAGCATATCGAGTCATTTAGGCAGCAGATCAAAGATGATGAGTTCCAGTTCTTCGGAACGTTAGTAACTCAGGGGAATAGCATACCTGAAGGCGCGCTTGTCGTGAAGAATGGCGCGATAATGGCACAAAAAGATGGCATTCATCCTAATCAAGAAGGGCTATTTTAACGGTTAATACGATTCGGCGGGGCAAAATTAGGCTCGGTCCGGCTGGGCGTGGTACGGCAAAACAGGGATATCCACAACTAAAAGGAGAAAGACATGCAGGACCTATGCGTTAGGCTTACAGGAATCACACCGCTCTTGATCCACTGTGACCAAGCGGCTAACCCTTTCAATAAATATTCGAAGGCATTGAAGCATCTGACCTCAAGGCGGAAAAAAACAGATCAGGATTATATGGAAATGGCAAGGCTTGAATGGGAGAGCGGGCTCTATTTATACGATGGGTCAGTACAACTGCCGGCTGACAATTTCGAGGCTTGTTTTCTGGCAGGAGCGAAGATGAGTAAGGTAGGGAAACAATATAAAGCGGGCGCAAGCCTCGTAGACGATCACATACCCCTCACCTACAAAGGCCCTTCTATTTCCGTGCAATCGAGCGGAGAGATACCAAACCCCGAACTTGACAAGTATTTCGACTTATACAAGCACCAGCAGATGGTTAAGGTCGGCGCTCAAAAAGTCCTCAGAACCAGACCTGTTTTTCAGGAATGGAAATGCGAAATAGCTCTCATGTACAACGAAGCCATGATAGACGAACGGACTCTTTTCGCGGCGATAGAAAATGCCGGTAAATATGTCGGTATGTGTGAAAAACGGCCTCGGTTGGGAAGATTTGAGGTTGAAAAAATATAAAAACCTTTATGCGGTATGGCGCGGTTCGTCATGGTAAGCCCCAGACGGGAATGCCTTGGTTCGGCATGACACGGAGAGATCGGGTTGGGTTTGGAACGGTGAGGCACTTCAGGGTTACGCACATCTATCGAAAAGGGAGATCAGTCAATGGAAGAGGTTAAGAAACACCCCGCATACAAAGAAGCAATAGACAGGATCATTGAACGTTTCGAATCGGATGGATATGGCTGCTTCATCAGTGATCAGGACTTTGACCGATATATGTCCATCGATCCCCCGATAGGCCAAATGACCTACGCGAAATTCAAACACATAGAAATGGAGCGATTACAACGGTATGCCGCAATAGAAAAACTTCTCGTAGATCATAACATCTGCCTCATGCGGTCAAAAACTCAAGATGGATTCGATATCGTCTCGCCAAGAGATCAAATCAACCTTGAGTACGGCAAACGGATGAAAAAAGCCAAGAAGGAGCTTTCCAGGGCGTTCGTAGCGCTCACGAATATACAGTACGAAATGCTAACCATGGAAGAGGGCCTCGATAGAGAGCGCAAAATCATGAAAGCAGCGTTTATCAAAAGTGCCATGAATAGGAAATCAGTGCCAAGCATTGTTGAATCTGCACCGGCGAAGAAACTCGCATCGGTTAAATAGTTTACATGGGGCAGGGCAAGGATAGTCGAGACAAGGCGAGGTCGGGCGCGGCAACCCAGGGGTTTTTAACTAAGCCACACGACAAAAAGCCAAGAACAACTTTTCCAAAAGGAGGTATCTTGAATAAACCAGAAGACATGATGATAGCCATGGGAAACATGATTGAAAGCCGAGGGGAAGATGGGCTGGCGGTTGAATTCGTCCTTGCATCGTTCGGCCATGTCTTAGACCTCAAGGATCAGATCAAAGTTGAACACCAGGAGGATGGATCTTTGGTTCTAAGGGGTCCGGGGGCTCCTGAAATAAGGACGCATGCGATGACCCTTGCAGCCATTCTGAAAGGCATTTACACGCATTAGGGGTACCTATGACCACACTATTTATTATCACTGGATGTCTCATTTGTGCGGCTATCGGTCTTTGTCTCTGCCAGATTAGCGGGAGAATCTCACGAAAAGAAGGAGAGGAGGGATTAGTCAATGAAAAGCGAAGAAGCTCTTGAACCAGAAGTGATGTCACCCTTACCCATGGCTACGTCAGCCGGGGAGATCGTAGGAAGCGGTCAGGCCCTACAAACGATCAATACCGGATTCATGACGGCTGTTTCTGTCCAGAAGCCCAGGGAACGCCTGAAAGTCATCAAGGCCTGCGAGGAAGAGGCCGCGATTGCCGGGGATGAGTTTTACTATGGGTGGACGGTTAAGGCTCAGGGAGGGTCCAAGCTGGTAGAGGGTCCAGGTATCGGACTGGCTCAGTCTGCCGCTCGTAATTGGGGGAACTGCGCGGTTATGATGGACGTGAAGGAAACCCAGGACACCTACATCTTTACGCCAACCTTCGTAGACCTCGAAACAGGTTTTAACTTGCAAAGGGCCTTCCGACAGGTCAAGAACAAAGACATCGGCAAGAAGTATGACCGGGACCGGGCCGAGGATCTCATCTTCCAGCTTGGGCAGAGTAAGGCCATAAGGAATGTCATTTGTAATGCTCTTCCAAACTGGCTGATTAACAAGATGATGGTTGAGGCCAAAAAGAATATCGTCGGTCAGATCGAGAAGGCCGGTAAGGACGTTGCCCGGCAGAAGGTTCTTGATTTCTTCGCTCGGTACAACATTACGCAAGACCGGGTGGAGGCCAAGCTTGGAAAGAAGGCCGAAGCGTGGAAGGTCGAAGATATCGCCCTTCTTTACGGCGCCATGAAGACCCTTGCTGACGGGGCCGAGTCGCCTGATGAACTCTTTCCTCCAACCAAGCCGGCTGAAGCAACCTTTAATGTACCACCAGAGTTGAAGGAACAGATAGACACTCTTTGCGGGGAACTCGGGGTCTCAGAGGCAGATAAGGCCATGCGCCTGGGGTCGTGCCGGGGGGACATTGCCAAAATCGAACTGTACCGGAATGAACTGATGATCCGGGTAGGGGAGAAGGAGAAGGCCGGGAAACAGGAACCAGCGGCAGATGATAAGGCCAAGGGTGGGCTGTTCGAGGAGAAGAAGTAGGGATGTCTCGATTCTTTCTCTACCTCATCCGGTGGCAGTGCAGCAGCCCCATTCTCACGCTCTGCCTGATTTATCTCCCGTTGGGTCCGGTATGGGGCGCTGTCGTTTCTAATCTGGTTGGAGGGGTGCTGTTCTTCTTCATTGACAAAAAGATTTTCAAAATTGAGAGGAGGGGAAATGCTTAAAAATCAAATTATAGAACTACTTAGGTCAACGGGTAGGATCGGTATTGAGAATGTCATTGTGTTTCTTGAGGGCTCTGACTTCTTCACGGCGCCTGCCAGCACGAAGTATCACTCGTGTCACATTGGGGGCCTTGCTGAGCACTCATGGAGTGTTATGGGTGCGTTCGCGGTGAAGGTCACGCAGTTTGGGCTTGATGTTCCAAACGACAGCGTTGTTATCGCCGGTCTTCTTCATGATCTCTGCAAGGTCAACACCTACAAACGGGGCGTCAAGAACGTCAAGGATGGGAAGAAGCTCAACTTCAAGGGCCAAGAGGTAGACAACTGGGTCGAGAAAGAAGTTTGGGAATGGGAGGACAAGTTCAATTTGGGACACGGAGAGAAGAGCGTTATTCTCCTACAACCCTTGATGCCCCTCACGAACCTGGAACTGATGTTAATCCGCTGGCATATGGGCAATTTTGAGGCCGCGCTGAGTGCATACAATGAGGCCGTGAAGTTTTACCCGGCGATTGTGGCGCTCCACTGTGCAGACATGGAATCTTCTCACATCTTTGAGAAACAGGGGGAATGATGGACCTGAAAACCTTTGATACTTTAACCCAAGAGGACTTTACCGGCGTCATCCGGGACGACATACGACGCACAATTGAACAGCGGGATATTCTGCTCCGGGGGCTCAAAGAGATCGCCTTCGAGATCATGCCCCAAAAGCCAGACAAAAAGAAGATCGTGGGGATGATGGAGGGGGTGTTCGGTGAGATGGGGGGTGAGATATGACCGAAGAACAGCAAGCAGCTTATATAAGCGCTCAGGCGGTATGCGCTCTCATTAAAGCCATGGGGATGGCAGCGGAGAACATGCAGCGGCAGCAACTCGGACAGTCTATGGTCTACGGCGAAGACGCTTTCAATGTGGTTATCGAGGAGTTCGGGATTCATCACAACGCCGTCATTGGATTCTTTAGGAGGTAAGATGCTCACTATATCCCCATCAAAAATAGGCGCATATGAGTGCCCTTTTTACTTTCAGAATCAGTACCTTGTGGACGATCCGGGAGCCCGTAAGTCAGAGGGACCAGATACACCCCTACCCTTGTTGGTTGGTCGTTTCGCTCACGCTGTTGTGGACCTTTACAGTAAGGCCCTTAAGCAATCTGGTATCCCGTCTGACTTTGGGATCTACAACACCATTTTTGAAGAGCTAAGGCGACAGATCCCTTGGATACCAGACTCGGAATACGAAACCCTTAAGGGCGATCTGATGCCTTTTGCTGAATCGTTCAGGATCGACCCCCAAGCTCTTTGGGCGACAGAGAAGAAAATAGCTCTCACATGGGACGGGGAAGAAACGGAATGGGGTGCTGAGAATGCCCATTTAAGGGTCGTCCTTGACCGGGTGGATGTGTTTCCTGGGGATGCCACAGCCCTCTGCGTAGACTATAAAACTCAGCGATACATCCCAAGTGAAACTAAGCTCAGGAAATCTCTTCAGACCAAGCTCTATCCTTATGCTCTCTGGAAAGTGAATCCATTCCTTGAGCGGTTCATCGTTCGCTACTGGTACGTGAGGTGGAATAAGTATGTAGACATAGAACTCTCTTCTTTGATGGGATTAGAGAATGATTTCGAGAAGATAGAGAGAGAAATTAAAGCTTTCTCTGAGAGAGTGCAGTCTAAGATAGACGATCCAAACAGTGAATGGCCCCCTATCCGTGGGGAAAGCTGCGGGATCTGCCGTTATGACTGCCCCCTGATCGCTCTCGGAATCGAGCCCATCCGGTCGGTCGAGAAAGCCCAGGAAGTTGCAATGCAAGTTGAGGCTCTCAAAGCCAAGGCCAAGGAGCTTGGAACGCAGCTTCAGAACTACGTCAAGGCTTCAGACGCCCGTATAGAGGTTCACAGCGGTTTCTATTCATACCGGCCCATGGAAGTCCTGAAGGGTATCAAGCCCCACCACATCATCGACTACGGTCAAGAGAAAGGCATTCCGGTTGACGACCTGCCGCTGAAGTTCGACTCGGATGCCTTCAAGAAAACAGCCGGGCCGGAGATGAAAGAAGCGATACGCTCAATCGGGAAGGTCACAACCCAGAGTAGATTCAGCTTTACCAAAACAGCCACAACCGGGGAGGAAGACGATGAATAGCATGGATTTTCTGAAATGGTGGTTTGATACGCACTATGTTTGGAGCACTTTGTTGTCTCCATTTACCACGTTTCTATGGCTTATCTGGAGCGATGGCAGCGGATGGAGGATGGCCGTGGCGATTATTATTGCCCTTACGAGAATATGCCTCACCCGTTATCGGAGAACAAATGATTAACCGATGACCAGTCATCAACGTTCAATATCCAGGTCTCAGGCTAACCCCTAATGCCCCATAGCTCGTCACCAGCGGCCCGTAGGCTGCGTTTTAGGGGTCTACACGATGGATACGACGACTCGGATAGTTTAGGTAGGCTTAAATACGATTTTTAGGAGGTAATGAATTGGCTGATTTCAACCAAACAACAATTATCGGCCGTCTCGGGCAAGACCCTGAGATGAAAACTACAGAAAGCGGAATCAAATGGGCCAGGTTATCAGTGGCCGTTTCGAAGACCTGGAAGGATAAATCAGGCACGAAGAAGGAAAAGACATACTGGTATCCGGTCGTCGCCTACGACAAGCGAGCAGAGTATATCGTCAATAACGCCAAGAAGGGCAGCGTCGTCTTTGTCCAGGGGGAGATGGGGTACAACGAGAAAGAGAATGTAAAATACTGGGCTCTGACTGCCAATAATATCCAAATTATCAGCGGATACAAGGAAAAGGATTCAGGAGGTAGCCATGCTGGAAACGATGAGGGCGATGGCTTCATACCTGAGACTTAAGCTGCACGTCAAACTCTATGGTTGTCCAAATTGCGAGCATTTTCGGGACAGCCTGTGGACGACAACCGAGATAAGGGGGCAAAGGTGTATGGTCCCTGTTGAGCCGGCTTACTGCCCGATGTGTGGGAAGAGGATACGATATGGAACCTGATATCAATAAGGATGACGACATGAGGAGGGGGGTTTATCGGTCAATTTATACGGCCCTTTGGGATGACCCTGATTTCCTATCGCTTTCTAAAGACGCGAGATTGGTATTATTGAATCTTCGCAGTTCTCCTTTGTCAAACATTCCCTGCATTTACCGCTTCTACAGGGAGGCAATTGTCGAACATACGCAAGTCAAAGATACGGTACTCGATACCGTATTGCATACCCTATGTGATAGGGGGTGGATAGAGGTAGAAAAGGGCATCGTGTGGGTTAAGAACGCGCTCAAGTATGATCCATCGATTTCTTTGAACAATCCGAAGCACGTTGAAGCCATCAATAGAACCATTTCTGGATTGCCAAAATTAAAAATAGTAATGAATTTCTGTACTTACTACGGACTGACTATACCGTTTGATATACCCCATACGGATGGGTATGTCAATGGGTATGAGATACCCTATGCCAATCCAGGAACAGGAACAGGAACAGGAACAGGAACAGGAGTTACCCCCAAACCCCCAAGGGGGGTTGCTATAAAAATTCCTCCCGACATCGAAGAGGTCAAAAACTATTGCCAACAACGCAACAAAGGCATAGACCCACAACGATGGTTCGATCACTACGAGGCTAAGGGATGGATGATAGGCAAAAATAAAATGAAAGATTGGAAGGCAGCAGTGAGGACATGGGAGAACAACGAAGCCGGGAATAGGTCTCAGCCGTCAAAACGGGAGCTTGCATATTGAAAACTTGGTCTGAACTCGGCATCGAGATTCCGCAAGGAGCCGCAGGCCCACAGGTCTACACAACCTGCCCGAAGTGTGGGCCAACCCGGAAGAAGAAAAACGTCAAGTGTCTGTCGATCAACATCCCGGAAGGTTTGATGCTCTGCCACCACTGCGATGCCACTGGAAGCCTTGAGCATGGGTGGAAAGGACAAGGGGACCCGTTCAAGTGGGTTCAGAGGGAGTATCACAAGCCGGCCTATACCCTCCTGACCAGTATCCCGCAAGAGATCGTTGACTGGTTCAGGGCTCGCGGCATAGGGGAGTCAACCCTACTCAGGAACAAGATCAGGTATGAGTCAACCTACATGCCACAGCAGAGCGGGTTCGTGGATGCCATACGTTTCCCGTATCTCAGGGGTGGGGAAGTTGTGAACGTCAAGAGCCGAACGCTCGCCAAGGAGTTTAGACTTGAGAGCAATGCCGAGCGGATCTTCTACGGGATGGATGATTGCACGGGTGATGAGGCTATTTTGGTTGAAGGTGAAATCGATAAGCTCTCGGTCGAAGAGGCCGGTTTCATCAACTGTCTGTCAGTTCCGGATGGCGCCCCGTCACCGAAGGCCAAGGACTACACGAGCAAATTCTCGTTCCTTGAAGACTGCGACGAGTTTCTCGGTAAGATTAAGATTTTCATCCTGGCGGTAGACAACGACGAGGCCGGTCAGAAGCTTGAAGAAGAGTTGGCGCGGAGACTCGGTAAGCACCGGTGTAAACGTGTTCAATGGCCGGAAGGGTGCAAGGACGCGAACGATGTTCTCGTGAAGCTCGGGGCCAACGAGCTTTTGTCTTGTCTTAAATCGGCCAGAGAGTATCCGGTCGATGGGATATTCGAGATATCTGATATTTCACGGCAAATTGACATTCTTTATGAGGGCCGGGGCGTTAAAGGAGAATCGACCCTCTGGAATACCATTGACCAGCATTATACCGTGCGAGTAGGGGAGTTTACGGTAGTTACGGGAATCCCTTCTCACGGTAAATCTGAGTTTGTCGATGCCCTTATGATTAACCTGTTTCGACAGGGTAACTGGAACTTTGCAGTCTTTAGCCCTGAGAATCAGCCCCTTGAGCGGCACTTCGTAAAGCTTGCAGAAAAAATAATCAAGAAACCTTTCCATATCGGTGTACACGAGAGGATGTCAAAAGAGGAGGTCGAAGCAGCGAAGCGATGGCTTCAGCCGGCGTTCACATTTGTTTTACCGCCAGATGACAAGCTTACCGTCGATGGCATTCTTGAGCTTTGTCAATATGTCATTCTCAAAAAAGGTGTCAGGGGGGTGGTCATTGATCCCTGGAACGAAATAGACCATAAGCGCCCCTCGGGGATGACCGAGACAGAATATATTTCAGCAGCCCTAAGCAAGATCAGACGATTTGCCAGGGAATATAGCATTCATGTTTGGTTGGTAGCTCATCCCACTAAACTTTACAAAGATCCGAAAACGGGTCAGTATCCGGTGCCAACCCCGTATGATATTTCAGGATGCTATTCAGCAGATACTGATGTTTTGACTAAGCGTGGGTGGTTAAAACATGAATCAGTGACGCTTGCGGACGAGGTGTGTTGTTTTGATCTTGAGTCTGAAGTTTTAAGATACGAAAGGCCTACAAGACTTTGGGAATACGATGTAAATGAAGATTTGATCAGGATAAACGCACAAAGCTGCGATCTGTTAGTTACCAAGAACCATCGTATGGTTGTCAAGGCAGCTTGGCCAACCAAGCCTTCATTCTTATCGAGGTATTCAGGTAGTGGACTTGGAAGGCCTCAGAAGTTTAACGGCTCATGGCAGTTTATAAAAGCTTCAGACGTTAAGGGGGATCTGTTGATACCGTGGTGTACCCCCATGGCCGAAGATAACCCGGACTATCCTATTTCAGATGATGAATTACGTTTTATAGGCTGGTGGATAGCCGAGGGGTGGGTTTCTATGGGATCGGTGGCTATATGTCAAGAGCTTGGGCCGTTGGCCGCAAAGATGGACGATACGATGGAAGCTATGGGACATCCATTTAGCGGCCGGATCAATATCAGCGGAAGACACAATGAACAGCCCATATGGACATCAAGGCTCAAAATCAGAGGTAACAAGCAAGCTACTGATTTCGCAAAAACGATCATAGACGAATGCGGTTCTGGGTGTGAGAACAAACGATTTCCATCTTTTACATGGCTGCTCTCTAAGAGGCAGAAAGAAATAATTTTTACAGCATATTTGGAAGGCGATGGGTCCAAAAACAAAAATGGCGATGCTGACAGAGCCCATACCACATCAAGCAAGCTCGTAGATGATATTCAGAGGCTGGCAGTAGAGCTTGGCATGATGTCTTGTGCGGGCTTCCGGGTTGGGGCTAAAGATCACCATAAAACCAGATATCAAGTAAGTATGAGTAGGCCCAATAGAAAATCTTTGACGCTACGCAAAGGGAGGCATATCGCTGATGAGCACTATACCGGAAAGGTTTACTGCTTAACCGTGCCCACTGGCGCATACGTTGTCAGGAGAAACGGAAAGACGGCGATATGTGGAAATTCAGCAGCGTGGAGAAACAAAGCAGACAATTGCATCACGGTATTTCGTCAGAAGGATAGTAACGAAGTGGATATTCATGTCCAGAAGATCCGCTTTAAAGACGTGGGCAAGATCGGCATGGTGACATTGAAATATGACATAGTAACCGGCATTTACAGCGAAAAGGAGGACTAATTGCAGAAAATCACAGCAGTAATTGAGAAGGGGAACTTTGTGGACGCACTATCAAAGGCGGTGAATGTGGCAAACGGTCAGAACTTGCAGATCCTCGGGAATGTGTTGCTCTCCATCGACGGCGATACGGCAACCATGAGGGCTACAGACATCGAAACAGACCTTACGATGCCGATCATTGGGCTGAGTGCTGAGGGTTCGTGCAAGCTCCTTCTGAACGCAAAGGGCTTCTATGACATCGTGAGGACACTGAGGCCGTCAGAACCAATCAGCATTGTGGCCGAAGAAACCAATGTCGTGATTACCCAGGGGAAGACGAAGTTCAAGACGACAACCCAGGATGTTGCTGACTTCCCAGAGCCGAAGGATGTAGATCCGGAATGTATCATAACCCTCAAAACACGGGATTTTATGAGGCTGATCGGCAAGGTCAAACATGCCATTGACGAAAAAGAATCCCGGTATACTCTCCAAGGCATGTTTCTGACCGTCGAAGATGGCGGGATGCTGACGGGGGTTGGGACGGATGGCAAGAGACTATCAAAGTATTCTGTGGAGGCGGGGGAAAGTGCCGCCATGGGGGTCATTGTCCCAGGGAGGGCTATAAATAAGCTCCCTTCTATCATCGGGGACTCGGAACAGATCAAAATCACCGTAGATAGCACGCGGGTCTCGTTCGCTACGGCCGGCGCAACGGTCATATCGAGACTCATTGAGGGTAGTTACCCGGATTACAAAAATGTCGTGGCGTCCTCTAACGCCCAGGTTTACACGTTCAACCGCGCAAACATGATCTTCGCCTTAAAGAAGGCCCTGATTGTGGATTCAAAAAACGGTGAGGTCGATCTTGAGTTTGATGGTGAAAAGTTCCAGGTTCACGCCGGAACCGACACGGAGAGGGTTGACGATTCTCTTGATGTCGTAACCAGCCAGACAACGCCATTTACAGTTCCATTTTACGCCAAACAACTCCTCGACATGCTCAATGCCCTGGATGGAGAACAGGTGACGATTCAGTTTCCAGCGGCGGGGAGCTACGGGGCCATTATTGTTCGAGAAGGGGCGCTCGCCTGCGTCGTCATGCCGATCATGAGGTCGAATGGATGAAAATAATAAAACAGTCGTGGGAATTCATGGCTAAACCAAATGGATACGCAATACTGAAGCTTCTCGAAGCAGCCGGGAGGGTTTGCTACAAAACCGAAGGCAAGATCGGCGAGGACACGGCGCCAGAGTTTGTGAGAAAGCGAATCACGACCGGGCATGAGTCGGTCATCGAACATGCGAGTGTGTCGGTAAGAATCATCACAGATAGAGGCGTAACCCATGAGATCGTGAGACATAGGCTGGCGAGTTACAGCCAGGAGAGTACGCGCTATTGCGACTACGCAGGTGGTCACGTGGCCTTTGTGCTGCCCGTATGGTGCGAGGACATTGAGCCAGGAGAATATGACGAGTACATAGCATCGGCCGTTGAAGCTGAAAATGACTGGCTTAATGCAATGTGGAACATCGAACTGGCATATCGAGATCTTAGAGAAAAAGGCTGGTCTCCGCAACAAGCCCGGACCGTCCTGCCTAATTCTCTCAAGACAGAAATCATCATGACGGCTAATGTCCGCGAGTGGCGGCATTTCTTCCGGCTTCGCTGTTCTCCCGCAGCACATCCGCAAATGCGAGCGCTTGCGCTGGATATGCTCGCTGGCTTTGCCGGGGTCATTCCTGTGGTTTTCGATGACATTTACTTAGACACAATAGACCAACCCAAAGGAGAGTGAGCCATGCCGATAAGATTTGAAGAAGCCGACAATGCAGTAAAAACCGTACTGGCCCAGGTCAGGTCAGAGTATTTCCCGGAGCTACGAAACGCGAAGATCATAACTCTATTCGACACGAAGCGCAGGGTATCGGGGGGCAGGATAGTGCTCGCCAAGATCATGAAGGCCAATGACCTGATCCGCCTCTTGACCCAGGATGATGATATCGGGGTTGAGGGTGTGGATTATATCATCACAATTGACAAGGTGGCCTGGAACGCCATTGAGAGCGACGACTGGCACCGGATTATCCGCCACGAGTTGCGGCATTGCGAGTATGACATCGAGGCTGAAGAAAACCCCTACGATCTTATTTGTCACGATTTAGAGGATTTCGTATCCGAGGTCAAGCTCAACCAGGATGACCCCGATTGGCGCCAGAGGGTAGCCAACCTGACGGCCGACATCTACGAGCAAGAGAAGGACGACAAGAAGGGCAAGAAACAGAAGCGACACGCGGCCCAAGGCAATCTCTGTTAGGGGGTGAGAGTGATGAAAAACCTTATCATTACAGGTGTTACAACCGTATCAGCAAAGGTCAAGGACGGGGAAACAGCCTACAGGCTCAACCTGACCGATGAGGCTGGCGAGGAATACCGGGCCTACTTCGTGTCTCGGGGTATCTATGAGGACGGCATAATCAAGAGCTTCAAGCGGATTCAGGCCATTCCTTTGAGCAAGGTGAACACATGATAACCGTCGAGAAGATTTTTCATGAAAGGGATGGCCTAACCGTGCGGGGCATTCACCGCAAGCGGGGATTCGGGGCTGAGTGGGTCGAGATCGAGTTTACGGATGGTAGCAGGATCGAGGTGGAGGAGTTCGCACGATCAAACTTTCCGTTTCAGCTTAGTAATGGTCAACATTTCAATGGCCCGCCCCCCGCTGATGCCGTGAAACCAGCACCGCCACCTTCACCACCCCCCATTAGGAGCGATCCAACCTGTATGGTATGCGCCCGCATGGAGGCTGAAGAGATGAAAGCTCTGCGTAACCTTGGGCTTCCTACAGTCAACCTTGTTTATGAAGCTATCAACAAACACGACCCGAAGGATGATTATGCCGCCAAGGTAAGAAAGGTCAGGGCTTGGGCGCGTGACACGATCAACGGGAAGCACAGACGCACGGAAGAAGCCACTAAATATCATCAGGCACCAAGGAGAGATTAGAGATGAAACGTAACACATGCGGGCACGAAAGCAACCCGGAAGACTATCAAGAGGCAAGAGAGGAATATTTATGGAGCCAGGAAGCTCAAGACCTTCTGAAGCGCCAGGGATGGATACCTCCCGATGATATCCCCAAAATAGCTGAGGCACTTACTGCCAGTATCATGAGAATGGCTTGGCAGGCATCGGAGGGTAAATTTCTTGATGATTTCGAGCTGGATGCTTCAGTCAAAGAGAATCTATTGGGGGTCTTCGTTGCGGCCCTGGGCAAGTTTGACCCCATATCTATGACCATTAAAGGGCTGATTGAGGAATCCCACGGCACAGCTAAATTGAAGGGCTGGTACGACGAGGGAACGAGGAATTTCGGGGAACTGATAGCCCTTTGTCACAGCGAATTGTCGGAAACCCTTGAGGAAGTTAGGGCAGGCAGGGCCTTAGCTGAAATCTACCACGAGGCATCAGGTAAGCCGGCAGGGGTAGCGGTAGAGCTTGCAGACCTACTCATCAGGGTAGCCGATCTGTGTGGAGCGCATGGTATCCCACTCGAAGAAGCCCTGAGAATGAAGATGGCCTACAACCTCACCAGGCCCACGAAGCACGGCAAGGCATTTTAATGGCATCATATGCGGCCGTCAGAGAACTTCAACCCGGAGATTTTGTACGCCGGGGGTCATCATGGGTAAGCGTCAAGGAAGTGGTGGATGGGACCAGGGGACCAATCGTAATAGGAATCATTTTCGGTACGTCCAAGAAAGCCTACTGGTCGGCAAACGCAATAGGTGAGATTCGCAGAGCAAAGAAGGAGGGAGAATGATCGGAGGATGCGACATCGGATTGTCGGGAGCTATCGCCAAAATGGATGAGTCAGGGAAACTCATTTCGCTTCACGATATGCCCATCATGAGGGTGGGCGACAAGAACGAGATTAATGAAGATGAGGTTAAAGAGCTATTCGCGGGGCTTTCACATATTTTCTTCGAGAAGGCTCAGGCAATGCCAACCGAGAGGGTTAACCCCGTCACCGGCAAGACGGTCAAGCAGGGCATAGCCTCAACTGCCCATTATATGGCGTCATACGGTATTCTGCGGGGCATAGCTAAAGGCATGGGTATACCGTACAGTTTAGTCCATCCCGCCACATGGAAGAAAGCCATGATGAAAGACATGCCAAAGGAGAAGGCGGCATCAATAGCCAGGGTGCAGCAATTATTCCCAGGCGTGGGCCTGACACGTAAGAAGGACCACGGGAAGGCTGACGCGGCACTTATAGCACTGTACGGACTCAACTATATCCTGCTTGGTGGCCGGTAATGCCCATCCCTGACGCCGAAATCATAGCCCGCGTGAAACAGAGATGGTACGAGTTGGCCGACCGTCACGAGAATAATCTTGGGTATGGCGAATTCGACATCGAGGTTGGAACCATCACGGCAACCGCAATGGTCCACGCGGGCAAGATTCAATTTATCCAAATATCCGATTCTTCGGAGAAAGTTCGTCGAAAGATACGTGTAAATCTGGTATAATTCTTTTTAACAATCTCGCCCACCCGAAAACGGGCGGCGGTTTCCCGAAAGGAGGCTTCCGCCCGTGCCTATTCAACCCCCAGATGTACTAATCAGTCACACAATACGAACCCTCTTTGCTGACCGGCCGCTAAGGGATGCCCTCATGATTCTTGGGCATTGCTACGGGGCCAGCACGCGACTCCTCGCACAAACTTTCAAGGTCAGCCAGGGAACCGTGTGGAATGCGGTGAAAGATGTTTCCAAAAAGTAAGCCCTATAGAAGTGAGGCATACAAGACCTTCGTTCGCTCCCTTCCGTGTGTCATATGTGGCAGCCTCCCATGCGATCCGCACCATATTGAATCTATGGGCATGGGAATCAAATGCAATGATACCAGGACAATTAGCCTTTGTAGACGACATCATAGCGAGATACATGCTATCGGAAAAAAAAGCTTTTGTGAACAATACCGAATAGACCTATGGCGACAAGCTTTCATTGCCATGGAGCTATTCATGTTTGATGAGGATCATCATGAATAATCCATGCGCGGTGTGTGGCAAGGAAGTTAAGCGCCAAGGAAATAATTGCTGTTCACATAAATGCTCTGGCATTTATTGGATGAAAGCAAGGACCATTATGCCCTGCGAATATTGCGGGAAAGAGATCAGCGTAATTCAGGCCAAGATGAAAAAGAAGAAACACCACTACTGTTCGGTAGGTTGTTCGTCCAATGCGTTACAAAAAAGAATTACCAAGGCATGTGAAATTTGCGGAAGGGAAATGTTTTTGAATCTCACACAGGCAAAAACAAAGAAGTATTGTTCTTTTAGATGTAGAAATATTGCCATAGCAAGAGCAAAACCAATAACATCAGTCAAAGTGGTTTGCGTGGTGTGTGGGAAGGAGTTTTTAGCATACCCATGCCAGATTAAGAAAGGGCGTAAATTCTGTTCCCACCATTGCTTGATGGCTTGTTTGAATCAGGGGAGCCGTAAGCCTACTTCCATAGAAATAGCAATCGAAGATGTTCTGACGAAGACAACCATACCACACCAAAAGCAGGTACGAATTAACCATGTCGGTATAGCAGACTTCGTTCTGTTTGAGGGATTGATAGTTGAATGTGACGGGGATTATTGGCATAGTAGGCCAGGGAAAAAGAATAAAGATTTCAACAGAGATTTTGTTGCTTTTTTCCAAGGATTTTATACCGTAAGACTTCCAGAGCACAAAATTAGGAAAGATCCGGATAGGTGCATTAATGAGGCGTTAGAAAAATACATTATTTTCTTGGAAGGGCATGACCCATCAGAATATGATTTTTCGTGGTGATCATGACTATGGAGGCGAAATGGAGCAGACGGAAGTAAAAGAGCTTTGGGATGAATACCGTGTTGCGAAATGTTTCCCCAACCTCACCGAACTCCTGATGCGAAAGGAAGGCAAGGAGTTTTTACCGGAGTTCAACCAAGAAACTGGCTATGAAGCTCCCCCGCCAGGTTCCATGTATTACGTGAACCAAATAGACCCGCCTCTATGGTTCGTGGCTGATCTTCAATCCGACAACATTGTTACAGTTCTTTCGGCCATCAAGGAAGAATCAAAAATAGTCACCTTCAAGGGCAAGCATAAGAGGAAAAAACGTAAGCATTAAAGGCCCTTACTGGTACGTGGCCATACTATAAATTAGTCACTTTGCACATCATAGTGAAAGCTATATGTCAGATAATCTACCAAAAGCATCATTGCACAGTGAACTCGTAAGGCTGGAGGATGAGCTATGTAAAATAGTCAAGCGTCCGCAGGTTCCCAGTGAAGTAAGAGGCTGGAAGTCCCAATTCAGCAAGCTTACCGAGAAAGTCAAGAAGGCCCAATATCCTGTTTCGCTCATGGAGCATTTGAAGATCAAGGCTGACCGGGAACCGATCAATAGCACCTCAGTCCCGACATGGTGGATTGCCTATACGGTCGAACATGGCTATTTCACACGAACCGAACTGGCCGCGAGGCTTGGCGTCAGTCCGCAGGCCATTACAAACAGGATGCAACATCCGGCCAAAGACGGTCAGTTCTACGGCACATTGGAGGCGTCGAAGCTCAAGGCAAAGCAGGAAGAGGAAGAGAAGAAGAAAAATCCTCGTATAAACCTACGGGGTAAAGATTCATTCACGGCCTACGATGCAGCCCTGGGTGTATTGGAAGATATCATCGACGGCGATAAGTCCGACAACGAGGAGAAGAGAAAAGTCGCAGAGACTATCCTCCGACACGTTGAACCCAAGGTCCTCCAATCGCTCAGGGAGAAATTCGAGACCCTTGATAGGCTTGGAACCTGGATGATAACCGGCCTTATTCCGCAGGCCAACCAAAGAGTACGACAACTCATCAGGGACGTTGAGGCGAGAATAAGAAACGGAGAGAACACGAAGCACATGAGCTTCGATCTCCGTACCATTTTTAGGGATCTCTTGCCCGCCTTCCCTGAGTTACAGGCACAAATAAAACAGCAGAATTGGGGTGATTTAGATGGCACCGAAGAAGAAAAAGAAAGCAACGAAGAAGGTAGAGAAGAAATCAAAGAAGTAGGGAGAGTGGCGTGATCGAGCTACGCCACATCAGCGCCATGGATGAGCAAGTGGCGTATGAGAGATTCAGGGCTGCTTGCAGTATCGACACTGACCGGTCCATAGCTGATCTGATTTGTACGACCACGTATCTGAACGGCGAGTTGTTCGGCTTTGCCGGGTACGAGTATCTGATTGACCCGGTAGAAGACACCCACCCGTGGCAAGTCATCATCAAGCCAGCACAAAAAGGCGCCTCTGAGATTTTCGCCCGGAAGATGTTTGCTCTCCTGTACCGTTACGGTCAGACGCCGCACTACTACCAGGACGATGAGGGTATTGAGCGGTGTATTTGGGGGATTGACGGAATCTATTCTTTTCCTGACGACAATTCGCTTCAGAAGTTCAGCAAAGACCGGATATTGACCGACATCATCAAGGCGAGCCCTTCGTATCATGCGGCAATGAAAGAGAGTGAGTCCGAAGCTGCAAGCCAGATAGGGCTCTTCAATTCATTCGCATATCTTCTTGGCAGGAAGTCTGACACATCTAACCAGTCAGTTCCGGCCGAGATCATCATGATTGATGAGTCAGATCGGCCCTTGAATGGCGACCGAAAGGTCAGGGCGCAGCTTTACGGCCGGACGCGAAATGCTCGCATCTTTGGGAACAGCCACTACAAGGGCCTGACGATCAACTATGGCACACCAACCCTGCCGGATGAGGACGGCGCCACTGATCTCCTTGATGGCATGTGGGTCAACAGTGACCAACATGAGTACACCGTAAAATGCCACAAATGCAACGCATGGCAGGTCGTTACCTATCCGGACTCCATAGCCCACTTTTACGAACCAGGGCAGAAACCCGGCAAGGACCCGTACTGGATGTGCCTGAAGTGCAAGAGGCCGATTGATTGGTCTCGTATCGGGTTGTGGCGCAGAGAGGAACCCCGCAAGGTCCACAACGCCAAATGGGTAGCCAAGTATCCAGAGAGGACGAAGGACGGCGGAGGGACAAGAGGATACCGAATACCCTTTGCAAGCGGCAGGGATTCGGCCAAGCAGCTTCTTGTTGAGCGCGATACCAAATGGAAGAACAGCAAGGCTGATTTCTACAACCTCGGGCTCGGAATTGCCTATCGCGACAACTCAATAGGTCTTGGAGAAGAGGACTTCGTAAGGGCAGCATCAGACCAAGTGCCATGGGGTTTTTATGATCCTTCGATTCCGCATATTATGGGTGTTGATCAGGGCATGTATGTTGTCATTGCTCGCCTCAAAGAGGGTTCCCAGACCGACATCAACCCCCAAGGCATCTGGCAAACGGTTTACTGTGTACACGTCAAAGACTCGGAAGCCTTCTCCAAGATAATCAAGGTCAACGATCAGCTCCAGATTTATGAAGGAGAGTTCGCAAAGCTCGTCAAGAAGTGGAACCCGGACGTAATCGTGATGGATCATTTACCCAATACCGCATCTTCTGAGGCCGAAGCCAATATCTTTAAAGAGATTATGTGGCTTTGCGATTCCAAAGGTAATGCTGGCATGTCCCGGCTCAAGATTGACGAGGAGGACACAGAAGGCAATATCATTCATCGACTTCTTGAGCATAAGCACCTTGCCATAGATGAGTATTTCGAGCAGGTACGTGGGCAGCGGTGGGAATATCCGCTCTACTGTGATGATCCAGAGTTCAGGACGTTCAAGACTCACACCAAGAACGTGAAGAAGCTCGTCGATCAAGAAAAACACACATTCATCTATGAATCCTTCGGTGCAGACCATTACGCACAAGCCGGCAAATTATGTTGCGAAGCCGCCGAAGTTTATAACGTTGTAAAACCACGTAGTAAACGCGCAGGTATTTTGCTCATCTCTGGCTTTAAGTCTCTCAGGGGGTAAAATGGCGAAAGACGTTGGAATTTGTATCAAAGCGATAACCGGGACGCAACAACTTATTATCGAGGAGTGCGACCTCATCAAAGAGATTCTCCTTGACAAAAACCGGAAATACGGCAACTCAGCCATTCAACCCAAGAGGGTTTTTTCGAAGGCCGACCCGATAGAAGGGATCAACGTTCGCTTGGATGACAAACTCAGTAGGATTGAATCGGGTCAAGCCGACGATGACGAAGACCCTGAACTGGACATAATCGGATATTTAATCCTCAAGCGGGTCGCACAAAAAATATTACCTCGTGGGTAACGCAGTCTACGAGGGCGGCAGATATTATAGTCTTAAAAGAAGAGGCTCATGGGAAATGACCCGGACGACCACGGCAGACAATTCAAGCGAGTCGGCATTATTTCTGACCTGCATTGTGGACACCTTGCGGGCCTGACCCCTCCAGAGTACCAGATAGAATTAACCAAGGATGATCCGAGACGGAATAAATTAGCCCTTATCCAGAGAGAATTATGGGATGAGTTCTACCGGATTGTTAAGGCGAACCAACCCTACGATATCCTGATTATTAATGGCGATTGCATTGAAGGGAAGGGAGAGAGATAGGGAGGAACAGAATTAATTTCATCGGACCGCAAAGTCCAAACGGATATCGCGGCGCAGATTATCCAAACCATCAATGCTCCCATTAACAGGATGACATACGGAACCAACAGTCATACAGGCAAAGACGAAGACTGGGAGGATATCGTAGCGGACAAGGTAGGCGCCAAGATCGGAAGCCATGAATGGCTTGATATCAATGGGCTCATATTTGATATCAAACACAGAGTAAGTTCTTCCGTGATTCCTCATGGCCGGCTTACAGCATTAGCCAGAGAGGTTTTATGGAATCGCTTATGGCATATCCGGGGGCTTCAACCATTAGCTGACGTGCTCATCAGATCACACGTTCACTATTACGAAGAGATCGTCCATGACGGGTGCAGGGCCGTTACGACCCCATCGCTTCAGGGTATGGGGAGCAAGTTTGGCGCGAGGATGTGTAGCGGAACTGTAGATTTTGGCGTAATAACCGCAGATGTATACAAAGATAGGCATTACACATGGAGTCCGCAATTCATAACAGGACAGACACAGCAAGCCAAGGCAGAAGTTTTATAGCCATAGGGGAAGATGATATAGGACGAAAGTCATTTCCTCCCTGCCCTGAATGCGGAACTACTATGGGTTCCAATGGCTCAAAGGAGTTTAGGTGCCCCGCGTGTGGCAAGAGAAAAGTAAAGATCGTGCGGTTTCAAGGAGTTACAGATACCCCGCCTTGCCCTTATTGCGGCACGAAGTTGAGAAGCAAAGGGCTAAATTGGTTATGCCCGAGCGATCAATGTGGCAGATGGATAACCAAAAGAAAATATAGCCGTTCCAAGCAGGAGCCTATTTGAATCATTTTGAACACCTAAGACGACAATGGCGAGACCTGGAGCGTAGTTCTTTGGCAACGTCGAGCTATGGATTCCCCGTTGCCCGTATAGGTGGCCGGCAGACTCAACCCAACCAGTATCCCATAATTGGCAGCCTCGTAAGCCGTGCATACCAGGAATATCACGGCAAAGACCTGAATGATATAGGATCATGGGACCATCAGTCGATCCTGAAGATTATCCGGCAGATTTCACCCGAAGCATCTCAGGCTATTACAACCTATCTGCGTATCTTCGATTCAGGGTACACGATAGAAGTCAAGAAAGCCAACGGAGAAGACCATAAACAGGCCAAGGGAAAACTTCTTGCCTGGATATCGAAGATGGAAACCCCTAACGGCCAGCAGTTTCAGATGCCGATAGGGATCAGAGACATGGCGCTTAAGCTCGCTCTCGACGTACTCATCAAAGGCGCCGGGGGATCTGAACTCGTTCTTGATGATAACTTCTATCCCGTAGAGCCTGCCTATGTTGATCCGTGGTCTATTTCTTTCGAATGGAACCAGACGCAGAAAAGATGGATACCGCAGCAGACGACAGACAGAGGGTACATCGTTCTTGATATCCCAACCTTCGCATGGGTGCCGGTAGATCCTCTCGGGAATGATCCGTATGGCGAAGAGCAGATCAATTCAGCCATACGAGCGATCCTCTTCAAGATTCAGGTCATGCAGGACCTCAAGCAGGCAGTCCATACAAATGCGTGGTCACGGCTCGACTTCGCCTTAATGGAAGAAGTCATCATCAAGGCGGCGCCTGCACAGCTTAAGACTGATCCTACAAAATTAGCAGAGTTTGTAACGGCTCAGCTAAACGCCTACAAAGACATATTTGCATCCCTGGCCCCCGATGAAAATCTTGTCCATACCGATTCTATGACAGTCAAGGGCCTTGAGGCTACCAGTAACGGAAAGGGAGTCTTTGATCCGACACCACTATTACAGGCCATAGATAGCCAGATTACGAACAGTCTCAAGACTTTTCAATCCATTCTCTCCAAGAAGCTTGGCGGGGGATCGGAAGGCTTCACGAGCATCGAAGGCGTTCTTTACATGAAGATGATCGCGGGTTTTCAGAGCATCGTCGAGGATGTCTTTGAGCGCCTGTTGACTATGGCACTCAGGTATATGGGCATTATAGCTAAGATCAATTTCAAGTTCGCCAAACCCGAATTGAGATCCGATATGGAGATCAGTCAGTACAAGGCCGTCGAGATTAAGAATGTTACGACCATGTTTGATGAACAGGCTATAGGTGAAGTAGAGAAACGCGAGAGATTAAGGAACCTGGGCGGGTTCACAGGCCCCGTTCCAAATGATATCAACCCGGAGAGGATAAGAGGCAATGGAGATCCCAACCAACCCAATAGACCAGCGGAATCAGAAGCCGAGAAAGAAAGCCAAAGGGCAGACACAAATAGAAGCAGAAGAAGCGGACAGGGAGACTAAACGGCTCGTGATGCAGAAATGGAATGAACATTTTTTTAGAGTGGCGATTAGCGGGAGGGTATGACGATGGGGTTCAGGAATCCAACAGAAGACGAGCTTTCGTACATCAACAGCAAGATAGCTAAGAAGAAATGCGAAGCTGATGATGTGTTTATCTTGGCCGATGTACGAATGGCGAACGATTTCATGCTCACGTCGTACAACTACTACCTCGGGTCATCTACTCTTCAAAACTTTGCGGCCGATCTCGCACGGGAGAACATCCCACTCCAAATCAACCACGAGCCCGGTATTCCATTGGGGACATGGCTCCCCGGCACGGTACAGGTATCGCCAGATGCTTTCCGGGGAGATAAGACGGGGAAGCAATCAGAACTCGTTGCTCATCTTTACATGCCCCGTAACCTGGAGCTTGGAGGATACAAGACAGACGATCTTGTCAAAGCCTATCATGCCGGCACCCTGACGGATGTAAGCGTAGGTTGGTATAAAGCCGAAAGCCTTCCTTGTTCGGTATGCGGCAATGATATCCGAGATTGGGAGCAATGCAGTCATGTCCCCGGCAGAGCTTATAATGGGGAGAAGTGTACCTTTACCGTTGAAGGTGCTCATTTAGGAGAATGTTCGCTTGTATGGGCGGGAGGGCTTCCAGGCGCAACCCTTTCGGCGGATATAGAGACTATCAAAAATAACAAGGGCGCCATCACGCAGAATCTCAGCGGCACCCTATCATTTCCATTAACAAAAAGCCATCGGGAGGAATCAGATATGACAATGACATTTGACGAAGTTAAGGAAAAGTTTAAAGCAGAACTGGCGGCGGAGTACGTTCTTAAATCAGATCATGAGCAGGAGATCGCTGGAGGATATTGTTCCAGATCGGACTATGATCTATTGGTGGCCGACCTCGAAGCCGCAAGGACTGATCTGGCGGGCATGACTCAGAAGTTCGCTGATGCCAACGCCGAGCTTGAGGCGAACAAGGTCTTTGCCCCCGTAGGCGAGAAATATGCCAGCACCCTTGTTGACGAGTACAATCGGCTTGGGACAGCGCTTCACGGCGAAAAGTGGGATCACGAGACGAAGGGCGAGTATCTGTCAAAGATGGAACCCTCAGACCGAGTGAAGTTTCTCGAAGGCGAGATAAGCCTCATCAAAGAGCAGCTTACAAAAGTTCACGAGAAGCCGGAAGGTGGTGCGAAACGGGACGGCCCTTATACCCACAGGGATAACCCGGCATTGTATAAATAGGCCTGACACTAATCAACATGAGCCCCTGAGCTATCTCGGGGGCTTTTTTATTACCTAATTCAAGGAGGAAGTAACCATGGCTATAAGAGGCTTGGGCAGTTTTGACGAAGAGGCGATTGCACAGGGCGTAGGCTATCAGACATTTACTTCGGCGCTCGTCAAGGGGACCGATGAGGACAAAGCGGTGAAGTGTGCCACGGCTGATGTCGTGACGCTTGCAGCGGCTGATGAGAATTTTATCGGTGTCGTGAGGACTATCGGGGAAGGCCCTACTGTTCTGACCGGCGTTCAGATGACCGGATGGGCAGAGGTTGACTATACGGGCTCTGCCCCGTCTATCGGCTGGAATTACCTTGTAGGCGGGTCTACGAATGGCAAGGTAGCGGTAGCCACTGAGGTAGCCGTTAAGAAACAGAGTGTCACCGTGTCTACCGGGCAGACTTCCGGTTCGGGTTCGGCCGACCCCGATCTTGTGGGCGGTGAGATCCTTGGATGGGGGCCTGATACCAATGGCGATCAGGTCGTAGACGACTTCACCCTGAATGCTGATGGGTCCGTGACTGTTACCCTTAACGCCGCTGCAACCGCAGACAACAAGTTCAAGGTTGCGGTTCAGAAGCCCGTTAGCGCGTGGCCCAGGAGATTCTTTGTTCGTTCGGTAGATACCACGAATGTAACCTGTACGATTTGGCTTGGCTAACCGAGCCCTAATTAAACGATGAGCCCCTCGCTTTCGAGCCAGGGGCTTTTTTATTACCGACATTTCCAAGGAGGAAACAGATCATGATAGAGATTACGCAGGTCAATGACCCTAAAGAGATCCCGCTTAGCGGTGATCTTTATACCAAAGCCTTTCACGAGGGTATTACCCTCTCGGCACTACTCGAAACAATAAACCCTACGCAGCCGGGGGATGATAGCGGTATAGACGCTTTCGGCCGGCAGTTGAAGCGGTTTGGCATCGTCACGAAGAACGATCCAGCCCACGGCATCTACGCCTCTCAGGGCAAGCTGTTCTTTTCGAGCAATCAGCCTTCTTCGATTGTCCTTTTCCCGGAGTATATCAACCGCAGGATCAACGTGGCCCTGATGGAGAGGGGAGACCTTTTGCAGTATATCGTCCCCGCAGATCACTGGGAATATGGAAGTACCTTTAGATCGTTTTACATGGACGATACGGAGATCCAGAGAAGGGGAGGAAAGAGGGCTGAAGGCGCCCCGCCCCGGAAGATCAAAGCGTCATGGAGCGAGAAGCATGTCCACATCGAGGACTTTGCCCTGGAAGTAGACGCTTCATACGAGTTTATTTCGGAGGCGACATTGCCGGTTTTGGATGTCATGCTCCAGCGCGTTGCGTTGCAGAGGTCTCTTGACGAGCTTGGCGAGGCCATTTATGTTGCCCTGAACGGTGACGGAACGGGCAAGGAATCAAGTGGTGCTCATGTAGACACGCTCTCTGATATGGGCGTAACAACCCCAAGCGGCATTGAGTCGTTGGATTTTAAGGCATGGCTGAAGTGGCAGTCTCAGTTCTATCCGTACAAGATGACATCCATCTTCGGCAGCGTTGCGGATCTGGTCGATTTCTATACCATGACCACCCCGAGCGATCAGACTTATCCGATGCTGAGCGCCATATTTGAGACATCTGGCGTCGGCGGAAAGCCGGTGTTTGTCCAGTCGCCCTTTGGCCCGGTTAATCTGATCCCCTTCAGTGATAGTGATATTCTGGGAACCGATGATATTCTCGGGGTAGACCCTGCTTTTGCGCTGTGGGGGCACAGAAATACCCAGATTCCTCTTGTCGAGACCGACCGCCTGATCCGCGAGAAATGGCAGATTTTCGTTATCAGCAATAAGGTTGGTTTTTCAAACCTGTTCAGGGCTGCGACCCGGAAACTGGACGGCGACGCATAGCAGATAACCCTTTGGCCCCTTCTTCGGGAGGGGCCTTTCCATACTAAGGAGGCAAACAACAATGGCACTAACCCCTACAATGGTTGTGATAGGCAAGTCTGGACATCACACGAAGATTGTTCAGTACAAATATACCCTTTCCAATGTTGGTATTTCAGCTACCGGGTCCGAAGAGATCCTGAGCCTGATCCAAGGCAAAGGTAGGATCATCCAGGTCAAAACGACTGGTGCCTCGACAGACTTTGACCTTTCTATTAGGAACAAAACCGGCGCATCGGCCGGCAGTAACAACGAGATTTTTCAAGTGACAGGTATTAACCTGCACTATGACGAGTCCGGCATGGATGTTCATTACGTCAACGCCGATACGACATATGTAAACAAACTCTACACTGTCGTCAAGAACGATGACGGCGGGAACGCTACCGGGCCTATAGCCCTTGAGCTTTTCGTCGAAGTTCTGGACAGGTAAGGGGGTGAAGAAATGGCACAACGAACGATTCCTACCTTTCCCGGCCTGCCTACCGACCCCGCAGATGCGTCAGATATTGCGGCCCTCCATGCCGTTCCAACCGCAGATGTGGCGACAAACGCAAATGCTCGGGACGTAACTGGTAACAAAACTGACGCGGCGGTCAACGCTCCTACGACTACGAAGTCTTTGATGGCGTATCTCAAGGGTGTACTGAACGAACTCACCGTACCGGCCGCAAACAACACCGACAACGGCTTCATCAATGATGTGGTTGGTCAGAAGTCCGACACGGCGGCAAGCGGGTCCGTAACAGCCACAGACACTCTCGTTGCCTATGTCAAGCAGTTGGTGACGGAGGGCATTGCCAGGGATGCTGTGATCGGGGCGCTCAATAGCGCGGCAGCTACCGGGGCAGTCACTGACACCGATGTCGTTATGGCTTACATCAAGCAGCTTGTTACTGAATTGCAGGTTGTGGATGGCTATCTCGATGTTCCTGTCGCTGACGTAGCAACTAACACAACGGTGCGAGATGCCGTTGGTAATAAGACCGACGCAGCCGTTATCGCCAAGGCAGCGGATAAGAGCGCCATGGCTTACCTGAAGGGCGTTCTGGACCAGATCGGTACGCTCACCAATACGGCAGGCACGGCGGCTCTTGGTTCCATGATTGGAGATCCGGCAAATTCTTCACTGGTGGCACGACTGGCCCTCATTTACGCTCAGCTTCTCAGGGGCACAGGGACGGTTCTCCCTGACAATCAGTCTCTTTATGATTTGATTGCTGGTACAAATGGTATCGCTACGTGGTCGGCAGGAGCGGCCCCTGCAAATGGCGTCTCTTTGGCTGAAGGCCTGCGAGATGTGTGGGACGCTCTGAGAAACGGCACTGGCGGCGCGGAACCGGCTGCTGATAAGTCAGTTATGGATTATCTGGGCGTCTCCCCTGAGTTCTTCGTTCCCGGTCTTGGATATGCCGTTACAAAGACTGAAGCCATTGCCGACGATAGCACGACCGATGATCTATTCACCGTGACGGGCAAGGTCTTGATTACCGTGTGGACCGGCGAAGTCAAGACAGATGCCATAGGCGCCGACTGTACCGATTATAAGCTTCGTGTCAAGACTGACAATATCGACCTGTGCGCCGCTTCAGACATCCACAGCGCGGCGGCTACATTCATGTGGCAGATGACAGGTAATGCTGGAGACACCCTGATTAATACCGCGTCCGCAAAAGACACGGCCGACAATAACGGTAAAGGCATTGCCAACCGCATAGTTGGTATCAGCGGTGGCACAGCAACCCTTCAGAGTCTCCACACCGATCCAAATACCAGTACAGCTACCATGCTTCATACCTTGTTTTATTTGCCGCTCGAAGCCGGCGCTTCAGTGGCAGCAGCAGCATAAAACCCCGAGGCTCACCTCCTCGTCCTGCACGCCCCCTCTCTCACGGGGAGGGGGCAACCCTAAAGAGGAAACATGGCTGATATTCTCACAACTGCAACCAAGGCAACATGGATGACAAAGGCCCGTGTAATCCTGCTTGGGTCCGATGATTCCACGACTCTTCCTGAAGCAACCCTAAATGTTTTTGTGGATGATGTCGAACGGGACCTGAAGGCCAAAGTCACGGATTGGGCGACACTCACAGAGGATAACCTGGCTCATCTCGTGTCTGCCGCTGTATGTGCCCTTTGCGCTAAGCTTGCCCCCTCCATGCCGATTCTCGTACCCAAGATCGAGAAAGCAATAGATTTTTCTGAGACAAGAGATATGAATTGGCAAGATGTTGAGGCCCGGCTCTTGGGCGAAGCCGATGTTTACCTGAACAACATATCAACTTACACGCCCGCCGTTGTTGTACGAGCGGCAGTCATAACCCCGTCAACCGCCATGTGGGAAACCTTAGAATGAGTTGCGAACGCCTCATACGAAAATACGGTGTAGCCCTCACTATTCAGAGAACGCCTACTGTCACGATTTATGGGAACATCAAGGGCGCGTCATCGAACGATATTCAATCCGGATATTTTGCTGAATTGATCGCCACAGTACCAACCGTGCTCCTGGCTGATGGCGAGGTCATTTATGATGGGTCCGCATACTATCTTGTGGTCAATGTAACCAAGGGAACAAAGAACGGCGTCACACAGTACCTCAAGAGCCGTCTGCTTCTCTGTAACGCTTCCGTAACGATCAAGAAGGTTGCCACGGGCGCCGGGTCTTTCTCTACGGTGTCGAGTGGGGTCAAGTGTCTCATCACGAAGGGCGGCGGAGTCCTCCAGGATGATGAAATTGCCTACAGGGAAAGAATGCGGGGCGATCAATCAATCAATTATGTCTACATGGCTGCAAGCGCGGGGCTTCTCCCGGCCCATTACATCACTGATGGATCAAGAACGCTCAAGGTTCTCAATGACATCTCGCCCTACATGGCCGGGGGCATCATCGAGGCGCAGGCCATAGTGGAGGTATAGATGCTCGATGCCGACATCCAAGACCGGGATGTGTTGTCAACCATAGATGCTATCGGCCGGATGGATTTTCAAACCTTCCTGAATGACGCCGGGCATTACGTGAAGCAACAGACCGAGCGACGTTGGGCCAGGGCTGTTGATCCCGATGAAACCCCGTGGTCGGCCAATACCGGGGATTATAAGGACTGGAAGCAGGAGCATTACCCTGGCGCTCCTCCATTGACGCTTACGGGAGAACTACGACACCGGATCAGTGTGTATCTTGTGGCCGGGCCGATGGCGGAAGTAGGCATCAGTGATGGGTTTCATCAGAAGATCTCTGGGTTTCCCTTCCCGTGGGAAGAACCCCGCGACTATGCCTCGATTGTGGCCGGGCTTGAATCAGGAGAACGAGGAAACGCCCCCAGGCAGATATTTGGTCTGAATGAACGAGACATAGAAGAAACGTTTAGGCGTTTCTGTAACGCAGTAGAAAAGGTGTTGTAATGGAAGCTGCAACAATCAGGAATGCCATGATAGTCCAGATGCAGGGCGATACGTCGCTTACGGCCGAGTTCACCACGGCGTCAATCAGTTACGGTCTTGGCAAGCAGATTAAGGCTACCGATCTTGTTCCCCGGTCCATCAGAGTAGTACAACTTGGGCGTGGAGAGGAAGTCGAGGCGGAATGGGGCGGGGGCAAGACGTGGGTCAAAGTCCCCTATCGTTTCCATGTGGTCATTCTTTTCATGATTGACGATACGCAGACCGAAAAAGATGCAGAAGACAATTCATCCAAATATGACCGACTTATACGCAAGGCTATTTCTAAGGATAGTACCATTGGGGGTGTTGTTGAGAGTTCGCAAATTGGCCGGACGTTTTTCTTGACCCACCCTGAAAAGGATAATGCCAAGATCGTACTCATTGAGGTTACGGCCATATCACACGAACAAAGCGATGTCCGTTGAAGACTTACGAGAAAGACGGAAAGACTACGATTCAATGTGAATGCGGCTTTCGGATACTCGAAGACGGCGTACTCAAGATGAGAGTAGCCCTTGTGGAAGATGGGTATATGTGTCCTAAGTGCCCACGATGTAAACGGTTTTCCGAAAGTTTTCCTATAAAGATTCTTTTAACCAAATAAAATCAACCAATAATGCCCGCAGGCGACAAGGCTCAGAGAAATCTGGGCCTTTTTTATTGCCGGGGCACAAGGAGGAAACAAAATGTCTGAGGCGTTGCTCAAGAAATCTACCCTGGCAGTCAAGGAAGAGAGTTCCTACGGCGTTGACCCAACTATCGCGGTAGGCAATGTCATACGCTTTGAATCGATCGACATTGGACCCAAGTACGACAGCATCGACGTTGATGAGGTCAGGAACACCAAGGATACACAGCCCAAGTTGAGGGGCCAAGAAACAGATCCGGCTACCATAGGAATTCTGCTTAGGGGATGCGCTACATCAGGAACGGCACCCGAAGGCGATCCGCTCTATACATGCGCCATGGGGACGAAGGTGGCGAGCGCTGCATCTGTGGTAGGGGTAGGCAGTTCCACCACGTCAATCGTTTTGGCATCGGGTCACGGAGCACACTACTTAGTGAATCAGGGCATTCTGATCCCATGTCCTACCCTTGTCACTGGGGCAGTCAAAACATCTGGTGGCACTCAAACCGTAAATTCTATCGAAATGGCAGCAGGAGATGAGGCTAATTTTGCGGTTGGTGACATCATCGGTGTTGCGACGGCGGCATCCGAACGCAGCGTAACCAGAATCACCGCGATCAATACCACGGCTCACACTATGGCAGTATCCCCGGCCATGACGCACGAGGCTCAGGACGCAGCCACAGTTACGAAGCTATCCCTTGAGGGCACGAGGATCACTGTTATAGCAACGGACACCCTGACGGTATCCCCGGCCGTCAGCGCGGCGCCTGTTCAGTATGACCCAATCAGAGCAGGGGTCCATTACATGCTCACTACGGCAGAGCTGCCGTCTTTTTGGGCTGAATATTGGCGAGGCGATCTAAGGAAAGAAGCCTATGCCGGTCACAAGATAGACAGTATGGAACTGGACTTGACTGCCGGCCAAAAGGTTGTAGCCAAATTTTCCTCCATGGGCTTGTCTATGGCGAAGACTGCCGGGGCCTGTTCTTTGAGCCCCATCACATTCAACGCGGCAGAACCTCTCGTAGCACAGAGCCAAGTTGTCAAGATCGACGGTACACTTGTCCCCTGCGATAAATTCACCTTCCGCTTGACCAACAAAATCTACGACCGGAAAGATATCACAACCCCCGGAATCAGCAAGCGCATTCAGATGTCGCGCGAGATCACGGGATCATTCTCTGTGGTTTACGAGGATGATACGATCTACGATGCGTTCATGGCGGATACGAGGTGCGAAGCCCTGTTGGTTGTTGGTCGTCTTGGGTTGATAAACGGCAACTGCATCATCCTTTCCGTTCCTCTCCTGAAGTACACCGATGTTCCCATGAACCTTGACGATCAGATTTACAAATATGATGCAACATGGATGGGGGAGGCCTCGTCAACCGGCGAAGATAGCATTGGCGCCGTTTCCTTCTATTAAGAGGGGGCATTATGAAAAGAATATTGATTGTCTCAATCGTTCTCCTACTATTGGCTTGGTGCTCTGTAGCGCGTGCAGTCGAGTGTACACAATCGCTCGTAGGCATACGCGATCACCAAACCCAAATAGTCGGCAAGTACGAACTTACGTTTGTCTGCACCGCGTCTTCCTCTGATGCTACCTATACTCCTACGCCAATAAGCGCGGCCAACCTTGCAAGACTGGCTACATTTTTTCTTTACCGGGCGGAGACGGCGCCAGGAAGCACGCCACCGCAAGATCAGTACGATATTACCGTCGTGAATGCTAATGGAGTGGATGTTGTTGGGGCGCTTTTGATGAATCGAAGCAGAACATCAGTCCAGGATGTCCTGCTTGCTCCAGCATCAGGATACTATCAGATAGGATCATCAGGGCTTACGGTCACGCCTACAGGCAACAATGTCAACAGTGCCGCGTTTACGCTTACGCTTGAATTTACGAAATAAAGGGGGCCACAGTGAAAAGAATAAATCTCGTATTTTTAGTGGCCCTATGCCTTATCCCTACATTGGCCTTCGGGATACCGCCGTCACCTCCGAGTTCCGGGGATATGACTAAGGCGGTATATGATGCCAACGGGGATAACAAAGTTGATGCGGCCCGCATTGATACGCTCAATCAGAGCACGACTGGCAATGCTGCTACCGCTTCAGCTCTTGCCGCCACCCCCTCTCCATGCGGAACCGACCAGTTTGCCAACGCTATGGCGGCAAATGGGAATCTTACCTGTGCATCAGTGACTCAATACAACGCTACGGTAGTGGGTGCCCTTCCTGACGGATCTTCGACTGTAGCCGGCACTTCCACGATGTCCGGCACCATTGGCGGAGTACTAAGCCGTTGGACAATAGCCCAGTTGTTCGGGATCTACTTTGGTTTTGGTACTCCAGCACAGGATGACGTTTTAGTCAGGGGCGCATCGACTTATGATCGCCTCAACATCACTGAGCAGACTCTCATCGGTCGTGTCACAGGTGGGCATGTTGCGGCCCTCTCGACGGCTCAGGTACGCACCCTACTTGGGTCAATTTTACCCTCCTTGACAGCACTCACCGAGGGGGGCGCTGGCGCTCTTGATGCGATCCCTTACGCCTCCTGTGTTGACGGCCAAGTGGCTGTCGTCGGCACTACGGACGATAAATTGTATATCTACGTGTTTAATTCCATCAGTGCAACAGCAGAATCGTCACCATCTATCATAGCCCCTGATGATGTAGGGGCAAATACAGGCCGCTGGCTCCTACAGTTATTTGCTGATGCAGGGATTCTTCAATTCTCTACCATGACTCTCCCTAATGGAACGGCGGCAGCACCCACCACAGAAGGGGCTATCTATCACAACTCGACTACAGATGCGACGACTGTGGGAAATGGGGCAACAGCAGACACGCTGCTAAAAACAGCCACGGATGTGACCGGACAGCTTATCACCGGGTTTTCCAGTGGGGCTGGGGCGGTAGCGGCAACGGATACAGTTTTACAGGCTCTCAACAAGC